TTTTGTTTTTTGTTTTTTTTTTTTTTATTGTTTCTAGTATTTTTTTTTTTTATTTTTATTTTTTTTATAATATTCATTTTGATATTCTTTTATGTGTTCATGATTTTGTTCATTATATATTTTTTTGTACTGAATATAATGTTCTTTATTATCTTCGTAATGTTGTTTCTTTTGCTCTTTAATCTTATCTTTATTCTCTTCTCTATATTTTTTCTTTTGCTCTTTAATCTTATCTTTATTCTCTTCTCTATATTCTTTCCTTTGCTCTTTAATCTTATCTTTATTCTCTTCTCTATATTCTTTCCTTTGTTCAATAATCTTATCTTTATTTTCTTCGTAATATTGTTTCTGTTTAATACTTATATGTTCACTATTATCTTGACGGTATTGTTTTCTTTGAACACTTATTTTTTCTTTATTCTTTTCTTGGTATTGTTTATTGTATTGACTTCGACAAGATTTACATTCAGGACCATAACGAATATCACCGTTTTTCTTTTTGCCTTTTTTATTATATTCATCAATTATTTTTTCAATATTACAAACTTTACACACTTTACTCATCTTAATGTTTTATTCTTATTTTTAAAGACTATAACAATGTTTTTAATTAAATATAAACGCAATGAAATATTTTATTTGTATTAATAAAAAGTTAAATTTAACAAAAAAATGGCAAATAACAGTGATGCGGGCGAGATCGCACTTTTTATCATATTAGTTTTTTTCTTAATTTTGGTAATTGGTGGAAGTTGTACCGGAGGTTATTATTATTACCGACAAAATAATAAGGTAGACACGTGTAGTTGCAGTTGTAAAAAGACAAGCGGCGAAACAGGTTGCCCCAAGTGTGCATTAGAAGAGATTGAAGAAAACCAATTAGAAAGTTTTACAAACGTAGGAAAGAATCAACCTGATAAAGACGAGCAATATAACGCTTTGTACACAGATAAATATGTATACACCCAACCACCGGGCGACGTTTCGGCACAGCATTACGGTCAAGTTGGACAAGGGACACGAGGTGGTTTTTTGCCGTTACAAGGAGTAGGCGCTGGTGTGCATATGATAAATAGCACAGATGAAAATTTTGCCTCTTCGTCACCTTTACCCGGGAAAATCGGCGGACAACCCAATTATACCACCCAAGAGTATACTTCAAGATGGATCGGTTTCAATAACTTTGGATACCCATTCGAGGAAAACGCAACAGAGTCAAGTAATTCATACACGATCTCCGGCGCAAATCAACGCGTCTGCAACCCAGGACAAAAGTGTTCAAATTTGCCTTGTGAAGACTGGTTTCCAAAGTTACATAAAGATTCAGAAGGCTATTGCGTGCAAGGTTCTGATTCGATCGTAGAATGTAATTCACGAAACGTCAACAATTGCAAAGGTAAAGGTAAAGATGAATTTATCAATTACAAAAATCAACCGAGGTACAAGACGGTTTTAAAATAAAAAAATTAGTACTTAACGGTATTTAAATTACGTAACTTAGTCACCCATCGTCTCCACTTCGCGCCGCTTCGCGGCGCATTGTCATTTTCATCACGTGGTTTAAAAACAATTCCTTTGGAAACATTATATGGTTTTGATATTCGAGGCTTCTCTTCGGCTTCGCCGGCTCCAATTTTATCATATTTGATTTTATTTCTTTTAAATAATTTCATTGTGTTTTATAATATATTTTTATTATTGATTTTAATTAAAACAAATAAAAAATGAAAAATTTAAACGTTCTAAACAACATAAAAAACATAAACAAATATAGCAAAGAAGAAAAAGTTAAAGTAGTTTTATATTTTTTAATTTCGATACTTGTTATCGTATACAGCTTTAAAATCCCAAAAATCAAAGACAAGGATTTATTTAATACAGATGGAAAAATCAAAAATAGAAAATCACTAGAAGATATAATTTTATATATAACTATCATTGGTTGTGCATTATGGTTTATTATATTTTTGTTATTTAATAAGTTAAAAAAAGTCACTGCATTTGACTTGATTCCATTAGGTATTCCACTTGTCTTGATTATTCTAAAATACAAATTATTTAAAGATTCAATCAATAATATATCCAAAAATCCAAATTTAAACCAAAAAGAAAATTTAAATACTTCAATCACACATCAATTACAAAGAGAGGATGTTATTGTACAAACAATACCACTAATTCTTTTTGGCGTTGGATTAGTTTTTGAAAATCAAAAGTTTTATCATAACAAATTTTTACTCGGTGGAGTATTTTTCGGAACGGGTATTCCACTCATGATCAATAGTTTACTCATTGACAGTGAAAACAATATCGGACATTTAATCATTTCAGAGATGTTTCAATTCATTTTTATTTCGATCGGTATCACGATGGTTATACAATCATTGTTAAAATATTATATTTTCAAACAGAAACAACAGAAAAATAAAAAAGGTGAAGGATTTTTAACAGAAAAAATTGAAGAATGTTTAAAAGATAAATAATATTAAATTAAAAACAAAAAATATAAAGAATAAACTAGAAAAACAAAATGATTAACGAAACAATTGAAAATAGAACCAGACAAATCAAAAATAAAATCGAACAGGCAAAAGATGAAAACGATATTGAACAAATAAACAAAGAATTAGGTTATTTGATTCAATCAAAGAAAATTGAAAAAATACTTAAAACAGAACAAGTGGACGATAAAGTTCAAAAATTGTTAAGGATACCGCAATATGAACAACGTTCTCCTGAATGGTTTGAACAAAGAAAAGGTAAATTGACTTCGAGTGACGTTGACTCGGTGTTAGGAAATAGTAAATATGCGTGTTTTGATGAAATTTTGTTCAAAAAATGTGGAATATCAAAACCTTTTACGGGTAATCAAGCCACAATGCATGGTCAAAAGTATGAAGATGAGGCAATTGATTTATATTGTGAAAAATATAATAAAAAAAGATTTTCATTTGGTTTAATGCCGCACCCAACGATTGATTTTTTAGCGGGTAGTCCCGATGACATTACTTATGATGGAATCGTGATCGAGGTAAAATGTCCGTTGATGCGAAGAATAAAAATGGGAGAAATCCCCGCGCATTATAAAGCACAGATATTGATGAATATGGAAATATGTGATTTAGATAAAGGTGTATTTATTGAATACAGACCCGCTCATTTAAACGAAGATAAAAATTACATTCTAAACGTCGTTCATATCGATAGGGATAAAAAATGGTTTGAAGAAATTTTCCCAACTTTAAAGGTATTTTGGGAAGCAGTGCAGAGGTACCAGGAAATAGGAATAGAAAATCACCCAAGATATGAACATTTTCTAAAAAAATCACAACCCAAAATCAAACAAACGTCGACAAAGTGTCGCATACCGAGTTTTATATCAGATTTTTCAACGGACATGGACACAGACACAGACGACAAAGACGACGTTGTAATGTCTGACATATTCGTTATTTCAGAAGAATAATATTATTATAAATAATTAAGATATAATGATAAATTCAAGCTACTACACGCTTATTACAGAACAAAAGAACGATATACTAATTAACTTAAAAGTAATCGGGAAGATAGGTCCTGGTGATAAAATTAATACAAAGAAAAAACATTTTGATAAAGACAATACATCATGGTATCAACCTTTTTTAAGGTTATATCGAGGAGATTCAAGGGAATGTTCTATTAACCAAGTTAATTGTCTGATCAATGAAGCAAATAATTTAATTACAGTGGCAATAAAATCAAAACAAACATTTCGGTTACACCCTTTCGGGGGTACACAAGACACCGAGAATCGGCGGACACCGCCCCGTAGGGGCGGCGGAACCTTCGGTTACACCCCTTCGGGGGTACACACCGAGAATCGGCGGACCCCTTCGGGGGTACACCACATCACGTCAGAGACGGACGAATTCTTTTATAAAAACTTTTCACCAAAAGAATTTTTAAAAATGCTTTGGGGTGAGCGTATCATACATAACGCCTTAACGGGTATTGAAAATTTGAAAGACACCTATAACAATGATTCTAATATTACTTCGAGATTAGAATGTTTAATCACCATACTTCGAAAAAATATTATTGAATTGGAAAAAGAAATTAAATCAATGGATAATACGGATCCTGTATCCGTCCCGCGGTGTGACCCCCCCCCGCTCCAAAGAAATACACAATCACTAAGTCCACAAACCGAACCCGTTGGGTCGCTCCGGGAAGATATTTGGAAACGTTCTGAAATCATTGAAGAGAATGAATCTGAGAGTGTGATTAGTCCGCAGAATGCTTCATTTATGAAAGAAATCGACGAAATGATTCGATAAATTTTTGTAAATAAATTGTATTTATCCGTACGTGGTACATTGAATCTACTACGCTATCTTCAAAATGACGAGCAATATCATCAAGAAAATATAAGTTATATGAAACATTTTTTTCGTCGCCTTTAATATCAGTTTTAAAATAGTTTACCATCGTAGAATCGTTTACCATTTTTTTTATTAATGGGTTTACAACTACGTTGATATTGTTTAATTTTTCGAAGTCTAAATTGTGTGAACGCATCCATTTAAAGTATTCATCTCTTATTAAAACATTTGGAAAACGTATATGAATAAATCGAAACCAGCTATTTACAACAAATTCATTTAAATCTAAGACGACTGGGTATAATTGTGAATATATAAATTGTTTATCTTTTGAGTATTCACTTGTATATTGAAAAGAAACGCAATTGGAAATACCATCTAATAACGCATAGTATTGAAATCGTTTGTCGTTGTTGTATTTTATTAATTCATTTTGACGCAGTTTGTATAAAAAATCATAATCATAATTATTTATTATTTTATTATCCGGGGGGTACACACCGATATTTTTTTTAATTTCGATAATTAAATTATTCATTTTCGTACCGTATTGTTCATCAAAATCACTCGTAGTGGTGTCTTTTTTAGTATCGAATTTTCTATCGAAACCTCCTTTTTCTAATTGCTTTGGATCTTCATCAACGCTTACAATACTCATATTTTAATTTGTAAATTTCAAGGTAAAGTTCATTCGTGTTTTATAAACACCTTGATTATTATTTTTAGTAATTAAATCCTCCGAAGAAGTCTTTTTTGTTGTTTTGTCCGCTCCGGCGTCTCGAAGAGACTTGTCGCCGAAGGCGACTTTCTTTGGCTTTGGTTTTTTCGAACTCATTAATTGTTCAATTTTTTTTGAATGTTTTAATATGTATGGTATAATATCACTTTGGATACACCATTTAAAAAAATTAAGTTGACCAATCGTTGTAATGATTATATCTGCATTGTCGTTATTCTTTTTACTCAATTCGTTTTCACTTTTTAATTCAGTAAAGGTAAATAGCAATTTTTTATATTTTTTGACATTATTTAATTCAGAAATATTAAAGTTTTTTCCCCTAAGAGCAATGCGTTTTCTTCTACAAAATGGATCAAAATATTCTTTTTTATAACCTTTAAGATTTTGTTTATACGCCGTATATATATCTGTACCTGTCTTATCAATATGTACTTTATTCTGTTTTGAATAATTGGTTGCAAAATAATCAAATAAACGTAAAGAAATATACTCACCCTTTACAACAATTTCATTAAATATTTCCATATGTTTTTTATTTGAATAAAATTCAAAGACACTTGGGATAAGAATTTCTTCTCTTCCAGAAATTTGGAAAGCCATTGCGCGTTTATTTCGGTAATTCAATAGAATTGATTTCTTTAATTTAATCTCATTAAACGCAAAATTATGAACCGACAAGTTTATTGACGACCAAAAATAGTATTCCAAACAATATTGAATTAAAAATAACCAATATAATTGGTGGGTTATCATCAGATAAAAATTGAATGGGTACAAACTGTGATTGTAGTTTATAAATACTCGCATTTGATAATAGTATAAACAAAAATATCATCACCACGAATACAATCCACTGTACGTTTGTATAAGGAATACAAGCACACACCGCCCCTACGGGGGTACTGTTTTTTTTAACATTATGGGGATAATAATGGTACCCATGTGATGGCGGTGGATGTGATTGTTGTCGACCCCCGGAGTCGTAGTATTGATGTTCTGGTGGTAATAGTGTGAGTCTGTCTTGACCCATTTGTTGTGGATGCTCCATAGGTGGCGGCGAAGCCGCCGTGTGTACCCCCGTAGGGGCGGTGTGTTCCGCTCCGTGGAACGCCGTGTGTTGTTGTTGACTACTCATTTGCGGTGTACCCCCGGAGGGGTGTACCCCCGAAGATCGAAGTTGTTCTAAACTTGTACCGTTCCCAACGTATTTATTCATCAAGTCGGGGGGACCCCCCATTGGATCGTTTACTGTACTTGATGGAAGAGACATTTTATTTACCCCGTTTTTTATTTATCGTGCTGTTTCAGCGCATTTTTGATTTATTTTTGGAATTTGGTTTGTTAACACAACACCAAAGATAAAGAACGTGATAACAAATAAAAGAATAAATAAAGATTTATAATTTTTCACAATCGAAATTATCGGGAGAACCCCGAAAGGTTTGGTAGGAGGCGGCGAAGCCGCCGTGTGAAACCAAAGGTTCCGCCCCGTAGGGGCGGTGTGTACCCCCGAAGGGGTGTAACCGAAGGTTCCGCCGATTCTCGGTGTCCGCCGCCCCGTAGGGGCGGTGTGTCCGTTGGAAATGGATTTTGGGAAGGACGACGGCTTCATTGTTTTTGGTACAATTAGGTGCGAATCAACGAGTTCTACCATTTTATTTTAAATTAAAAATAATATATTTTAAATATTGAACACACACAAAACACAAAAATTAAAATGAGTTATCAAAACAAATACAACAGTCCGTTGCGCATATGGGCTAAAAATAATAATTTTATACCAGCCAAAAATAGTGGTAGTGTTATTACACATACTTGTTTAGATGGCGGTACATACAATATCCCAAATTCTAGAATGGATGAATTTTTTAAAAAATACATTGAGTCAATTCGTAAAGGGTTCAAACTCTTTGTATGTGAAACAAAACAACCAACAATAAATTTTTATTGTGATCTTGATTTTAAAGAAGACACTCCTATTTGTTATGATGATATTAAAGATGAAATTCAATTTATATTGAAAACAGTTTGTCAGATTACAAATGACGAACAAATTTCAGCAATGGTGTGTATTTCAAAGTCTAGAAAAATCGATGATTTTATTAAATCTGGGTTTCATATTATATGGACTGATCTTATTCTAGAACAATCAGATTGTATCTATTTGAGGAACCAAATAGTAAATGGGTTGAATAAAAAAATAGGTAATCAAAAATTAAAATCGAGTTGGGATAGTATTATAGATGGTGGAGTTTATAATACCGGCTTACGTATGATTGGTTCATATAAACAAGATATTCAATCAAAATATACACCTTATGTATTTATCAGTCCACATGAAGATGGTATTTTGAATAATCCAAAAAAGATTGAAGCAAAGAATGAACAAGAGTTTCATTACGAATTCATTAAAGGTCCAATGAATGTTGATATATTAAAAAAGTGTTCAATCGTTAATTTTTATAAATTGGAACCAATATATATTCATAAAGAAACAAAAGATGAAAACGGTAACCCAATACCAATGAGTGACGTTTCAGCATACGAGGAGAATAAAATGAAAAAAAGGGGCATCATCAGTTCATTTAGAAATAAAGAAGGTAAAGTATTCATCGCATCAATGGATCAGATAGAACTAAGAAAAATATTTTACGATTATATTGTAAAACATTTGCCAAAATATTGGCATGATTGTAGAGTAGGTGTGATTAAACCCAATGATAAACCGGGCGAGTTTTATTGTGCAATACATGATAATAAATATTGTACAAACATTGGTGCTTCACACTCTGGTGTTGGGGTTTATTTCTTAATTAATCCCGAGGGGTTACGACAACAATGTTATTGTGAATGCAATAATGTATCAAAAAAAAATACAACAGGGACAAAGATACTTTGTAAACATTATAGTTCAAATCTGTATAAATTATCAGCAGATATATTTCGTGTTTTTTATCCAGATAAAAAACAAAAAATTAAGGACAAGCTCACATACGAGCAAAATAAAAATATATTTAAAACATCAGATTATAATCAATTGAAGGACAAAAACAACAAAAAAAAGTATTTAGACTTGTATGATTTAACATTAGAATCCATTCAAAAGAAGTGCCGTTAATTTAAGATAAAATAATCTATGATAATTAATAAAATAAGTTATAATGTTTCAGGACCAAAGTTTAATTACAAACCCAAGTAATAATTACTTTAGTTTCCAAGCTAGAAAATACAATGAAGGCAAGGTTCCATTGGCAAGTGAAATTATTTCGGGGAGTAGCCATATTATGATTATTGATAGTCGAGAAAGAAATCGGCAATTTTTTCCCAATCCATCGAATTATTCCATCAAGTTTGAACATCAGTTTAAAAATGTAACCAGTGTAGAGTTAAAAGGAAGTATTTTACCAAAAACAGAGTATAATGTAAATACACAAAACAATAAAATTGTGTTTAATGTAGAAGATTACTTAACGAGTGCTAGGATTAAAAATCCTGGGTTTGGGTATGTAGACGGTGTTTATGGATTTGGCGCTGTCCCTCCAAATGATACACTTACATTAGTCACAGGACCGGCGATTACAGGTGGTACAAACGCACTTATTACTGTCACTGTGTTAAATAGTAAAATCGATTCAGTTGTTATCGCTGACCCGGGTTCTGGGTATTTAAGAGGAACGTATGGTAGTTCAATTGATTTTCCCGCTGAGGGGTTTTATTCGAATTCAGATGCATCTTTTATTAATCTTATACCAATTGACCTTATGGTTGAACCCAACATACTAGCTGAAGTTGTGTTTGAAGTCGGACACGAATTAGTCGCAACATTAAATATAGGACAATACGACTTAGCGCATCCAAATGATTCAGCACCCGGGCTTTGTCGGGAAGTCACTCGGGCTTTACAAGAAGCAACAGATGATGCAATTAATAATGGCACCTTAGTACCACCTGTCGGCGGACCACAGACTGGTGCTGAATATTTTCCTTACTCCGTAGCCGACTCAAATGATGGTTCGTGTTTCCTATTTACACCGAACCCAAACGCAAGTGAAAATACCAATGTTGCAATTCAAAGGGGAGACGACGACGGGACGTATAGTCAAAGTTTATTTTTAGAATTGCTATGGGGTTTAAGCGAATATCAAGACTCTGTTGCAATGACACTTCTTGGATATGGTTCTGAATCATTAGAAAGTTTACCCCTTTATACACCATTAGACCAAACAAGTGGAACAACCGGGGCTTTGGTGGGTATTGGTAATTGGGTAAGTACACCAATCTATTCTCGTTTTGATTATTGTTTGACTGATTTTCCCAAGTACTGTATTTTATCTTTTGGTGCAAGTCCATCAGATAGTGCAGACAGAGTTGAATCAACAAACGCTGTTTTAGATAAAGCATTTGCGATTCTTGTATTTGATGCAAATGCCCCCGATGTTGTATTTAGGGAACCATCGGCAACTGCTCCTGTTGAAGGTGAAGGTAATTCGAATTGGTCAACTTTATTATGTAAACCAGGTACATTAAAAGGAATAAAAGGTGCTGACTACGATTCAAAGATATTAAACTTTGGACCCGCACCTCTTGCAGAATTGAAAGGGATAAATATACGTTTCAGTAAATTGAATGGCGATTTGTATGATTTTAAAGGCAAAGACCATACTCTTATTTTTGAAATCGGTGCAAATGATATTAACTCAGGTAATCGTCATTAAGGCGCCCGTAGGGCGCCATCCTACGGGGCGCCCCAGTCCGCGCAGCGGACTATAATCATTAATATAATTACCAACGCAACGTTAATGATTACTAAAAGTCGGTCCATTCTTTTTTTTATTTATAATAAATAAAAATATGGCTTTTTTTATTCCACCTATTATTGGTCGAAAGCGTAAGCGTAAGCGTAAGCGTAAGAAGCGTAGACGAAAAGAAATAAATATAGACTCCGAACTCAATGAATTTCGCGAGTACATTCGAAAAAACATACACCTTATTCTAGAACAATATATATATTGTGGTTTTGAATATGATGTATTTATGCAAGGTTATGAACCACTTGATGTAAAAAAGAAAATCATTGATAAACTTATAAATTACATTACCCGTATAAAATTATATTTTATGATTTTGAATGATAAAATAATGGAATATCCCATAAATACGTCTAAGGAAAAAAAAATAAAAAATAGTTTGCTCGATATCTATAAATTTATAATCGATGAAATGAAACCAGACCTGGTTAATAACAGCGAATTTTTATCGTTTAATGAATATATTCAAATCATTTTAGAAAAACATGTTAGATGTAGCAGCGTCGAAGCAATCAAAGCTATCCGAGAAAACGAAAGCAATTTAGAAAAGTTATTTAAACTCATCGAAGAGGATTATGATGAAATCAAAAACGACGACCAATATGTTTCAAATTTAATGAAACAACATGGGAAAATTGATGAGTATTATAAAATTGAAAATTACGAGAAAATGTTAACAAATTATTTTACGGATTTACAACACTTATCGATGCAAATACTAACTTGTAAATATTAAAAAAATAAAATAATAACAATTAAAAAGAAATAATGAATTCTGATAAAAACAGAAAATTTTGTGAACAAATACGCGAAGAAATCCTTAGTCTTAATGAAGTCGGGTTAGTATTTCTTATTAATACAATAAATAGTAGTTGTGGGTTATCTGAAAATTTTACATATGAAATAACAAAAAGTTTCGAGGAAATAGACTTAACCAAAGCATCAGATGATACAAAAAAAGAAATTGAAAAATTACGTGCGGAAAATGATATAAAATTGAGAGAAATTGACGAAAAAGCAAAAGCGCCTAATTTAGATATTCAAACAATTGATAAAGAGATATATAACACACAAAAAGATGCCTTTTCTAAATTATATAAAAAAGTTTTTTCATTTCTTGAAATTCAAAAAGCACTTGCAGAACAAAAAACATTAAACTTAGACAAATTTACGGGTTATATAAATGCAAATGTAAGTCAATTTAACCAAACAATTAAAGATATAAAAGTAGATTATCCGAATTTAAAAATTAACACGAGTGGTGCAAAAGATATTATTATAACAAAATGGGAACAATTCAAAGACTTGACAAAACAAACATTAAACAATATACAAACTAAATTCGCTAATTTATCTATAATGGATGGAAAAATACCATCACAAACAGATAAATTATTAAATAAACTCAATGAATTAGGTTTAAATTATGATGAGTTGATTGTAATAGAAGATATGCTTTTGGAAATTGATGAAATATATACATACAATTTAACGAATAATGAATTAAATAGTATTATTTCAGAATTGCAACAAGACGTAGCGAAACACCTTGAAGAAAAAACTAAAAAAATACAAGAAGATCAAGATGAACGAGAAGCAGAACGTGAACGAAAAAAACAACAACGAGAAGCAGAACGAATCGCGAAAGCAGCCAAAGATGAAGAAGAACGAATCGCGAAAGCAGCCAAAGATGAAGAAGAACGAATCGCGAAAGCAGCCAAAGATGAAGAAGAACGAATCGCGAAAGCAGCCAAAGCCAAAGCAGATGCACAAGCCAAAAAAGATGCACAAGCACAAGCTGCGGCAATTGCAAAGATGAGTAAACACTTTAAAGTTCCTGAAAAAATTGCTGAAATGTTATTTTATACATGTATTATCCACAATGTTATGAACAATCTTCCAAAATTATTAAATAAAGTTTTTTTGAATCACATTAAAGATAGAGAAACATTCTATAAAAGTAAAATTGTTTTAAAAAATTTAACAAAAAAACTAATAAAGTATAATAATAATAACGATGTAACAAAAATAAAGATTGAATACCAACAAATTAAAAATGATTTTGAAATTTTCAAAGGACCTGTTCGCGTTTATTTAAAATTGAAACCATATGTAAGTAAAACAGATAACCAAAAAAAAGTATTATTTAAAAAACAAACTAAATTTGATATATCAACAAGTTCAGATATTTGTTATGATAAAATTGACGATTTAGATAAAGATATTAAATTAATGGTTTCATCGAATAAAACACACAATTTTTCTCGTATTTATTACAACGAAGAAACATCAAAAGATATATTTGATGATTCAATAAAAGATACGATAAATAATATTATTCCGTTGAATGCAAGTACAATTATAATGGCATATGGTCCTTCTGGTTCAGGCAAAACATTTAATTTAATCGGTGATAATTTCCATTCAGCTACTCCCGCTTATGGTATAATATATAAAGTACTTGATTATTTAAATTCAGAGTATAATGACAACATCCCAACAGATAATATAGAGAAAATTAAAACTATTGAATTAGACTCTTGGCAATATTATATGTATTGTGGTAATAATAGTAAAAAAACACTTGGAAAAGATAGTTATGATTGTAAAATCTTTAACTCTTTATTAGCATATAATCAGGATGTAAAAAACTTAATAATAAATCCCAATATATCTATAAAAGATTTTGTGTCAGAAGTAAATGACTATATTAATGGAAAAAGAGATTATATTTATAAATATGAACGTTCAGATAAAATTACATCATCTGTTTCAAATTTGGAAAATGGTATTGAACAATTTCCTGAAACTAAATTTAACCCAAGCGGTGAAATCAGACCACTAGAAAAACTTTTAACTGATGGTTTAACACCATCTTTTGTAAAAAATTATTTACAAAGATATTACGATATAGATGATAGTGTTTTAAAAAGCGCACAAATTGAAGAAAAAGATATCAATGTATGGAGAAATCAACAAAAATCTGATAGAGATAAAATACAATTTAATATTTCAAATAGTATGTTGTATAATGCTCCTACTAAAACTGTGTTGTCTTTATCGGAAGGTACACAAATTTATAAAGACGTTTATTTAAGGATACCAAAAAAATTTAAAATAGAACCACGAGAATTAACAAAAGAAGGAAAAATATATGTAAAAGTTGAATCTAAATTAATATTATTATTTGCAAAACGATTTTACGAATATGGGCGATTGACAGTAACAAATTACGATGGTTTATTTAAAATAATAGAAAAGAATAGACAAAATCAAGGTAATCACAAACCATTAACGTTAAATTTAACAGGAAAAAATAATGATACAATACGAAAAATATTTACAAAATTTTATTTAGCACTTGTTCGTGCACGACCAACAAGAGCAACTGTTAACAACCCAGATTCAAGTCGTACACATTTAGTTGTAAATATTAAAATACACAAAGAAAACGGGAAAAAAAGTAATTTAAGATTTGTAGATTTAGCTGGTAACGAAAAGGCTGATGAAAATTACTTTGTAATGAGAGAAGAAGGAAATGGTATCACAGGAAGTTTATTAGCAATCAAGGAATTGTTAAAAGCAAAACAAAGTTCAAAAAATTACCAAACAACTATTTCTCCGCAAATCATAAATAAATTCTTTACAAGTTGTAAAACAAGTATACAACGCGAAACATGTAAAGAATTATACAAAAAATGCTTGAAAAAATTTGAAACAGAAACGAAAAAACAATGTAAACTTTTAGATTTAGATGACGAGAATACAACTGTATCAATGTATTTAAATTTACCTACTTATTTGAAACAAGGTGAAAATGTTAATCAATGTGCCGCAACAGCTGATTCTTTATACTTTATTGAAGAATTACAAAAACAAACAAAAATTTCAGGTGAAATTGATACTTTATCAACTGGTATTTGTAAAACTCTATTTGATAAATGGGAACTCGAAAAAACATCAAAATTCGGAAAAAAGAAACGTCGTCGTAGCCGCAAAGGGAGCGCGAAGCGCCGCAAAGGGTATCAATTCGTGAAATTCAAGAAAAGTACAAAAAGTGGCAAAAAATATGACGCAGTGTTCAAGAATACCAAGACGGGTCGAATGAAAATTGTTTCGTTTGGTTCAAAGGGAATGAGTGATTATACCAAACATAAAGACGATGAACGCAAATATCTATATCTTAAACGGCATCGTAAACGCGAAAATTGGAATAACCTAATGACAGCTGGTGCCTTATCCCGTTGGGTTCTGTGGAATAAGAAATCATTAAAGGCAAGTATGTCCGATTATATAAGACGATGGAATAAATAAGGCGCCCGTAGGGCGCCCCGTAGGGGCGCCGTCTCTTCGGACTTAATAAAATAAAACAATAATTATAATACACTTTATATCTTATTAGGAAGAAAAGTATGTTATAATGATTGTCCCCGAAGGGGACTCGTGCGCCCCCCCCTACGGGGGGGCGCGGCGCGTGTTTATTAATTATTTTGTTGTTTCAAAATTTAAATCCATGGTGGACTTGCGTTTACAGAATATGGGTATGGAGACATCACACTACCTAGTGGCACGTAACTACCTCCTACCCCGAAAGAACTGCGTCTGCTGCGACGTCTGCTGCGACGTCTACTTGACTTCTTGGAACCCTTCCTCTTGGTCTTCTTTACCAACTTCTTGCGAACAGCTTCTGCTTTTGCTTTGGTCTTGTAGCAAGTCTTACCCTTTGGTACTTTCTTTCCATTGTGGTAATAACGACCTGCTTTACCTTTAATTTTGTATACTCTTACGCATCGCTTTCCGCTCTTTTTGCTGGATTTTACGCACCAACCTGCTTTTTTTCTAGAAACCTTTTTAACACCACTTCTTTTACGCGATCCCTTTCGTGAACCGCGGCGTTTTTTGTTTAATCCACTTCTGCTGCGTGAACGTCTTCTTCTGCGGCGTTTTTTGCCGAACAATAAACTTAAAATATCATCGTTGTTTCCCATTATATAATTAAATTGATTTTTATATTTTTTTAATTATACTCAATAAAAAAAAAATTGATTAATTCAAAAATTTTACGCATTTTGATTAAATTGATTTTAATTTAAGGCTAAGGCGCCCCCTTCGGGGGCGCGACGTTATGTGTTCATTGTGTTTATTGTGTTTTGATTAAATACCCCAATATATTATTCGCAATTTCCGGTGGTAAATTATTATTGTTTGACATACTGTTTACTGTTGATTTGTATTTATTGAGTATATCATCGTAATGTTCTTTTAAGTAATTACACATCTTTTTATTTGTTTCCATTTTCTTTTTTGATGTTTTTAAAGGAACCCATCCCCAACGATTGTATCTATCTCCTTCGACATATTTCATACAAAACGATGGTTCAAGTTTAATATCTATATTTTGTATAATATTATAGATATCATCATCATTAAATATTCTTGCTTTTAATAATAATTGAAGTATCTTATAATTTCTTTCGTGTATCTGATTTAACAAGCACGATGAATTAATATCACCTCGTATCAATTTATTTACAACCGTCAAAAAACCTTTTTCAAAACCAATAACGTTGTTATCCCAATCCCATTGACGATGCCAATATTGTTCCCAGTTATCGTATGGTTTCAATATCTTGATATTTTCATAAATATTTTTTTTAAGACATTTATACACAAAAGCATTTCTAACTGGGTGTAATATATCATTCTTCTCTTCATCTAGAAAATTATTTAACCAATCATGATTAACGCAAGTCGGTACTGACTCATATAATATTTGTATTTTTGTAAGTGGGTTTAAATAAAATAAATCTTTCCCACCGTGATTAATAATTGTTTTGATAATTGGAAGCGATGTTTTTTTCATTATAAGAGCATAACATAATGGACTGATTAAAATTGTATCGTTAACACCAAATTCATTTAACATAAGTTCAACATCATAATCAGTACTAAACCAATGACTAATTTCACCATCATCAACAATATCACAATCTAAATAATTAATTTCAAAACATTTATTTGGGTCAATACCACACCTAAATAAAAGCTTTAATATAGGTACATTTTTTAACGAAATTGCATGACTTATTAATGTACCGTCATCATTTTTAATTATATCCTTGTATTTATCGATTAACTCAATAATAATTTTGATATCATTAGAGTTTTGTTGACATATTATATCATATAGTTCATCTAGTTCATCCATTTTATTCAATCTTTTTTCTTCTTTGAATGAATACATTTATTGTTTTTAATTTATTCCAATGATTAAATAACAGATCCATTTCTTTTAATTTATTTTTTGTTAAATTTAATTTTTCAAATTGGTTTACTTTATTCGATGTTGTACATGACCATCTTTTCATTAACTTTTTTTGTTGAGCTGGATGATCATCAATTCTAAAACAATATCTAAATTTGGTTTCTCCACTTACTAATGTGTACTTATTCCTACTCGGATATGCGTGTGTCGGAATCATATCTTGTGTAATTCCGTCGGGTAAAGGTATTTTTGCATCTTTTCTTCGGTTTTTCTTTCTTACGTTTTGATTCTGTACACTCTGCGATACCACCCTTAAATTACTATTTCTGTTATTAAATGGGTTTTGGTCTTTATGATCTACACTCATCTGCCCAGTACCATTTCCATAATGACCTGTTATAAGTTGATGTAAATATAAATCCTTACCATTTTTTCCACGGTAGTTTGTTTTAATATATATATTCTTTCTTCCACAAGTTAATATTCTTTTACAATCGTAATACCACGAAACTTTTTTACCATTTTTACATTTTATTGATTGAACTTTTTTTAAATCATCATAATCAAAATAAAAAGGTTGTTTGAAAACATTATAGTAGTTATCGTCGTCGCCATCGTCATCTTCGCGATTTTTATGATTTTTATTACTTGCAAACATTTCAACAACTTTGTTTCCATTTGTGTCTTCATATACATTATATTCATTGACACAATCACCGTGATAGTTTATATGTCCATTGTGTTTTGATATAAGACGTAGATTTTCACTGTT